TTCCTCTGATAGTCCAGATGCCGCGTTCCTGGCATATATGCCAAGGTTCTCCACGGCTATCAGAATGTCCTTGGAAGAAATGCCAAGTTCATCCGCAAGCTGGTACACGCGCATGACCTTGCCTTTGGGCTTGTCCTTTTTCTTCGGGGGTTCCCAGCCAGACTCCTTTTCAAGCTTTTGCTCGGCTTTCTCAGGCTTTTCAACCTTGTTCTCAGGTGCCGCCTCAATTGCTGCATTTTCAGGGGGCGCTGGCATAGCCTTGGCCGCTGTCACGTATTCGGCGACTAACATCTGCTCAATGAAAATCTTTGCCAAGTCCAGACCCATTTCGCTCTCTTCATACTCTTTCCCCGCTTCAAAGACTCGGCGGTGAATTCCATCAGGGGAGCCCGGTGTCGTTCGTTTCATTCTTATTGTAGGCATATTAAGCCTCCTCAATTGTTATTGTCATTTATCCTTCGTCTAAGGCTACAACATTAATATCAGGGCTAGTAGATGTCTGAACAATAGCCCATTTGCCCTCCTCAAAACACACCAACCTAGCAGCTATGCCAATTGATGCAAATGACATACCGAAAGTGGAGGCAGAAAATATCAATGCGCTGCACCTTGATCCGAGAGGATTAAAAACAGAAGCGGTGTCAATACCGGTCTGGCCCACAATAATTGCAGCCTGAGAAACGCAATTGAGCATCTGAAAAATCAGCTCATCTCCAAGTGATGCCGCTATCAACCCCACACCTGCGGATTCATTTGCCGCCAGATCTATAAAGCGCACATATCCATAAGCAGGAGTTAAGTTCGGATACGTCGCCGAATCAACATCCATACTGGCAAGACTCCAGGTATTGATAGTATTCCTTGATCTAATAAAATTCCTGAGAAAGTCTCCGCGCTGCTCATCACCAAAAAAATTAAACACTCCAGCAGCCGATACATAGACACTTCCACCAGACATAACATCCGTTCTTCCGCCTGACTGAACTAGCACCATTCCGCTGGTTGATACATTGATAGCTCCGCCAGACTGCAATTCTATTGTACCATCGCTGGTCACCACTTCCTTGTTTCCATCCCGTTCGTGATATACTCTGGTATTATACGTGTCATCCTGAGCCATAATAAAATCCTCCTATCTTATAGATAGACTGGGGGCAGAAGGCCCCCAGCCATCCTTTTTTGTTAAACCGCTGCTACCTGATCATCGTTGCAGGCCAGTTGCCGGGCGTTCCGAGAAAAGCGTTTGCAGCTACCGGCATTAATGAAACATCGGCAGATCCACTGATCAAAATCCGCACCCAACGTTTCGGCCCCTTATATCCAACAGTAGGCATATAACTAACAGTTAGACAACTAGCCGCACTGGTAGTAGAAATCGCCATATTCATAATCATCCCAGAGGTGCTTATAGATGCCCAGTTGGTTACGGGAACAGATATCGGATAGCTCGCCCTTGTGGTATTATCTAGGAGAAGCCAACTGTCCACAGTCAATTCCGACATCAGCCTGTAAAGGTCAACTCCGAAAACGTGCTCTGCAGAAACGGCAGACCATGCACCCGTGTTATTTATCCCAGTCGTGCTATTGCTGGCATGCTCCATATACAGATGGGGGCCGTCCGAATAACTGGCGAGTATAAGTCCTCCAGCTCCCGACCCGATGGCACTATGCTGAATTGCGAACGTAACCGTCTCATACCCCAGCCTATCAACCGTGGCTCCTGTTACCAGAGTTACAGATGGATCTGCAAGGTGAGGTGCGATAACCTCAAAAAACTGAAAACCAGTGAGTCCATCACCTGTTGTTTTCACACTCATAATAAATCCTCCCAAGTCTTAAAGATTAAATGATGTTATTTGACTTAACTATATTATCCTCTGCCCACAGGGCCTGAAGGTTGGTGTAATGAAAACAAATCTCTTGCTCTTCTGAATATTGCAGATCAAAAACAGAACACGGCAGAATGTGGTCAAGATGCCAATCGCCATAATTGTCAAACGACATTCCGTCTTGAAATGTAGAAGCTAAATGATTCCTAAAATCATCAATAGAACAGTCTAATAGATTGAGTGCAGATGCAATTTTGTGTCCTCTTACGATCTTGACAAGTTGCTTTCTTAAAATAGAGACTATTTTATAATTGATGTCATTTTGCTTCCTGTTCATTTCATAATTATTTCTCTTCTCATTATTATAATAGCCCTTGACCTTGTCTGGATTTGCTATATTCCAGTTTTTGTTATATTCATTTTTCCGTTGCCGATAAGTCTTTTTAGCTTCTGCATCCAAGGTGGCAATATTTTCATGGTAATATGCCTTGGATCGTTCTATTTCAGATTCTCTGTTTTCGGCATAGTATTCTTTATTGCACAAAGAAATCTTTTCCTTATTTTTATCTTTGAACAATTTAGAAGTACATTTTGGATTGCCACAGGTCGAAGAATCTATCATTTTAGGCTTGAATATCGTTTTGCAAATAGGGCAGATTTTTTCAGCGTGATCGACTTTTCTCATTATAGATCTGCATTCTTTACAGTACACATATAAGCCATTAGCACCATGATTGTCTTTATGAAAGCATGTACTATCTTTTTCCTGTTTGCATTTGCTGCATATCTTTGTTTTCATTACACCAACCTTCAGGCTTGGGGTCAAAGAATTAAGCTAAATAGTTGATTATGCTACAGACATTCTCCCTAATTTTATAGCCTGAAATCCCATTACGTCTGCACCCAGCCGCTTTCTTGTGTAATATTCGACATAGGGCTTAGACGTATATGGGTCTCTCTGTACTGTAATGCCCAGACGGTCAACGATTGTATAAGCCTCTGCCCAATCGGCAAGTGCCACGGCCAAATTAGCAGCAGTACCCGTTAGTGGCATTGATGTGGACATCCTTACAGGCAGGCCCAGGATCGAGCTGAACTTCTCTTCGCTGAGGCCCGGCTTCCAGATGTACTCGCCAGCACCAGTCTTGAGATACATGGTGTCCGCAACCGTCAAGCGGTTCATCAACCAAGTACCCCTATTCAGGTATTGCTCAATAAGGCTGTATTTCACTTTGATGTAACCATCTGCCGTGACCTGAGTCGCATGGAGCATGCCGACCCGCTCAATCTGTCCAAAGTTCGTACCATCAGGATAGGTTAAAAATCCTCTCGGCGTATTTGTGCCAGCACCTTGGACAAATGCTACTCCCTCACGTCTGTTAAAGCGGTTAGTAACCTTGTCTGCCAGCCAGTTCTCGATGTTGATGCCAGAATCCTCAATTACTGTCTGGGTGGCTTTCGGCTTGGCGTACATGGTATGAATGGGAATTCTCTTCTTATAAAACTCTGGCGTACCCGTCTTTGCGCCGGTCTCGGTCTCGCCTTCCCAGCCAGACTCGGCATCGCCCCAATCAACGATCCATTCCGCCGCCCCAGTAGTGATACTCTCCACGGTTGCGAGCTGCCGGATCGGGTCCATCTCATAGAGCCTCTTGACTATCCTGTTCATCATGACCGGGGTCACCGTGTACCCGCCAAATGGGTCAATGCCCACCTCAAGGGCCTTAAGATTATCGGGAGTTATCAGCTTGATATCGGGCATGCGAAGGAATTCTCTGTACAAATTGCCATAGGTCTTGTATTCATCCAATTTTCCGTCAAGTGCTTCGTCCAGCTTCGCTACCCACTTGTAACCGGCTCCATCTTCATCGCCTTTGCTTTTCGCTGCCTTGGCATTGATAAAGAAATCTCTTGCCTCTGCCTTTGTTCCAGCCATTTCCTGCTTAGCTCCAGGCATCTCACCCGGTAGTCTTTTCAGGGCTGTCTCAATGGCATCAATCCGCTTGGTGGCCAGCTCGTTCATCTTTGTGTCAATCTCAGCCTTGATTGCCGCCTGCGCATCCGCCACCTTCTTGTCAATATTGTCCTGCCGAGTCGTGATGTCCTCAGACAACTTGGTTATCTGAGCCTTCGTCTCAGCGTCCATTGACGCACCTTTTTCATCCACGAGCTTCTTCAGCGTCTCGTGATTCTTGCGAAGCTCCTCGTAGTTCGCCTTGGTGTTCTCCCCCAACTTTGCAATCTCTGCCTGAACAGCCTTCACGACCTCGGGCTCGTTGGTTGGATCTCCACCGGCGTCTTTTTTCTCGTACATAACAATTCCTCCTATTCGTTAATTCCTATTAGTGTATCCAGAATCCCGGACAGCTTGTCCTCCAGCGCAACCTCCGCAACCTGCTCAGGAAAGGTCTCCGCCCACTGCTCTTGCGTATAGTCCTTAAATTCAGGTACGGGCTTGTTGAACTCCTTGTAATGCTTGCCCAGATGGCCGTGACAACCCTTCTTGTCATCCTTCGGTATCTTTGTGGCAGGCTGTAGCAGCCGGGCCATAGCATTAGCGACCCCTCTCCATACGGTTGTATATCCCCTGACCTTGTGGTGGGGCAGTTTGTAGGAGCCTTTCACGTCGGGGTTTGCGTCGTTGAACCATGTACACATCAATTTCATGTCCTTCACGCTTGCCGCCTTCACTTGCGCCCCGGCATCCCACGCCTCACCTTCGGGTGCCTTGGAATGTGACTTGAAAGGGATTACACCCTTTATCTCTGGCTGTCCGATATCCTCGTTTATTCCCTTTAGACAGTCTAAAATACTAGACCATCCACTCTCGCCCACCGTTTCTGAATCCCTCAGAGACGCTTTAATTATGCTGATAATGCGTTGTGCTTCATTTTTGGAAAAGTCCTTTGAATCCCTCAAAAAGCTTTCCAGCTCTCGTATATTTTTAGCTTGTTCTAATTCTTGTAAAAGGTCTTTCACGACCGTTACTCCCGCCCGTGGATTAGCTGGGAATGTCACTAAACTGATTTCCCAAAGATCAATTTCTTTAAGGTAACGTAGTTTTTTCTTTGCGTCGTCTTCGTAAACAATCGTATCGTACCCTATACTGAGCCCACGTATGGCATTTTTCTTTAAAAGGTGATATGCTTTGTCGCCGGTGGGGATCTCCCTGATGAGTTGTCCGGTAACTTTCAGCCCTTTTTTATCCTCGACAAGCTCAAGCCAAGTTCCAATGGGTTCATCACTTCGGTGCTGGTATAAAAGAGCGACGCCCATTCCATTGTGACCGTTTTTTTTCAGGGTCTCTGCAAAGGCTCCCGCCACAACAACGTGATTATAGCTGTCACCCTTCCCGCCGAAGGTACTGCCGTAGCCCTTAAAAATTCCGCTTTCCTCTACGTCGTCCGAATTTATCTCAAAGGCCCCGTCTAATTGAGATCGCTCCATATGTCCCTCCGCTTGCAGTGTTAAGGGCAAAGAAAAAGGCCGATATAGCGTGTATAGCCGCTATACCGACCTTGATTTCTCTCTTACGTCCGCCTCAGATTGCGCTATCCTTGGCAGAACCCTGAATTTTATTTTAAGTTACGTCTGTTATTTCTCCTTTAATGCTTCAAACAGTATGCTATTAACTTGTCCGGGGAATTTCTTTGTATGGTCAAACTTGCCGTCGAGTATCCTTCTGGGTATACCATCCACAAATGCCGCACAACTTGGACTGTATAGAGCAAAATGCTTGCATCCCTGGCATTGCTCGCTAACCTGGATGGCTATGTCGCCGGTGACGTCCTTGTCTTCAAGTCTGAAAGAGTAAATGCTTGTTTTGGGCATTATTTAAGTTCCTTTACAATCCCTTCCCACCAATCTATCATGGGTTTCATGTCTTTACTTGTGATACCTTTGCCAAGGCCACCCCATCTGTTATTGACAAGAATTCTTCTCGCTTTATATGCTGCTACCACATCGCCGCTTGTGGCATAGTAGCAATCCATAAATCCAGCAAGGGTCTCTTGTTTGCCAGCCCATCCAGCTCCAGGCTGTTTAAAGTAATTAGCCAACTTTATTTTGCCTTGAGCATCTAATTCCAAAAGTCTTTTGTAGGTTTTATCAAATTCAGGGTCATAAATAAGTCGAGCTTGTGGTTTCTTTAAAGCTTGCCCTACTGTCTTATCTATAAGATGCCCCATTTCATGTCTGATTGTGCTTATACTGCCAGAAGCCCTGCCAACGACTGCTCCCATGGTAACATCATTTGAACAACCACACGCATCATCCCAGGTATGACTTATCCATCCTCTCGGCTTTTTTCCTTTCAAAGTAGCATATTCTTTCTGGGTAGTAATGGACTCATAAGGTTTCAAGATACGGAATTTGCCTTTCTGCTCTCCCACGGTTGTTAAAACGCCTGAAGGAATTCGGCCTAACTGCCTGACTCCCTCCTTCGCATCCTTAGCAAGCAATCCTTTTTCTAACTCAACTCCCCTTTCCCTCATCCATTCAGTCTGCTCGGCTTCAGGCTCATAAGGTTTCAGCCGCTCCGTGCGTTTGACGGGTTTATATAGCAAAACGCATCTGCAGGCGATCACGTTGCCAGCACTCCCAGCTGGATCTCCAGGATAATCAAGCGCCTCCCCCGTCTTAGTAAACTTCCCATCCTGCGCCACCTTTTCACCGTCTGGGCCAGCTGGATATTTCAGATAGTGCTCAAATCTATCCTTTCTGATTCTTGATCTTGTGCGGTCATCACGGGCTGACACCCATTCACGCTCGAATTCGATGCGCGTACTTGCTACAGCGGAATTCACGCTCTTGACCGCAGCCGTATGCGTCTCAGTCCTTGCTATCGTAACGGCCCGCCTTACCGTGCTTATCCTGCCGGTCTTGCGTACCCTTTTGGCTATGGTTCTGTGAGACTCGCCTTCCTCCATGCCCTTGCGGATTGTCCTGGCTATGTTTCTCTTGGTGGTGTCCTGTACATGGCGGATCTTTTTGGTCGCCTCAGTTCTCATCCACCGGTTGAGGTCAGTCCAAAATTCATCTTTAGGCCCCTTTATCTCAGGCACGGCCAAGCTTTTTTTGCTCTCCTCTATGGCCTTGAACACCTTTTCGCCGAATACGGCAGCAATGCGCCTGTAATGTCTGGCCAGAAGGGTTCTCAGACGGCCGCTATCTTTGTCTACTGCGTAATCTATGTCCAGCATCCCTTGCTGAACCGATTGGGCAGCTCTCATGTACTGCCTGTTCAGGACGGGCTTTAGCTCCCTTATTTGGACATTTTCTAAAGCAGCCATATTGCGCTCAAATTCCTGTTGGTAGAGAGTCCTGGCCGTACTATCGGTTATGTTTATCAAATTTTTCCTTTAGATGGATGCCTATAATATCATCTTCAATCCATTCCTTAGTTACTCTGATATATCGACATAGAGAATGAATCTTGAAACTTGGCTTAGTTGTTTCGACAATTTCATTCGATTTAATCTTCATCTTTTTGCTTATCCCCGCTATTAACAATATCAGTTACTTCGTCCGATGTGAGAACTCTAAACTTTACGATCTTGCCGTTATCGTAATCGGCACCGATATGGCCACATC